GTTAACATCTTTCCTAGCAAGTACGCGGTAAGGCGTGTATTCAAACGAAAATTTAGAAATTGAACTAAATTTATCAACCACACCTTTGACCAGCTGTTCTTTTCCCTTCTCGTAACGTATCGCTATACCGTCAGTGTTCGCGCTAAGGGTTGTAGCCCCAACATGCTCAAGCCATTCGATAAGCATTAGAAGAGTAAATTGACCAGTCAGCGTGACGGCGAGCATAAGGTCGGGTGAATACAAAACAGAATAACGGCTAGCTAATTTTCCGAAAGTTCCGTTCAGGCTAATTTTCAAAGTCGCATCAGTGACCTTGTCACCGTTGCGTTTTGCTTCCAAACGCCGGTTGTAAATCTTTTGATATTCATTTACAAAAGGTTTACCTAGTGAGGCGGGCACAAAACCACACTCAAGAATAATACTAGGGTAAAAAGAAGCGGCATCGATATCAGTGATGACATCATCACCAGCAACGTAACAAACCTGTTTGTCATGGACACTGTGAATACCCCCAACACCTAACTGGTACTCACCAGCGTTGAATTTTATGGTTTGAGACCCTAAAAAATCAGGCAGCTTCACGTGCCCGGTTTGAGGGTTCATTTCAAACACATGATGAGAAACGCGATCTAAAAAAGATTGCAAATCGACGTTTGAGAACTTCAAAAATGAAGGCGGTGTGTATCTGATGTTTTTAGGTACCTCATTTTCTTTTCGCGCTAACTTCATAGTTTTGATGTACGCCTGCTCAGCCATTTGAGAATCAGATTTGCTACGCATGTCAACACCGTAACGGTGACTCATTTCAACACGAAGCAAGATTTCACCTTCTAACTGGTTTAACAGCTCGGCGGTTGTTTCTACGTCATTATGGCAATATTCTAACAACATAGGTTCTTTGTCTTCAGAAATTACGTCGTTATGGGCTATAGGCATATCTTGCAAACGAGGCATATGCATACGTGCGCCGTAAGCTTTCAACCCTACAAACGATGGTGCAACTTCAATCAAATCAATTGAATCCAATATCACGTTTCTAAGTCCGTACTTTGTCATAGCTTGCCAAGAATTGACACGGTTCACAATCAAATCATCAGCGATTCTTTTTATTTCTATTTCGGTTCTCCCAAGGCAAAATGCAGCGACAACCACGTTATCAAACGCTTTACTGTTAAACCCGACAAACGTGGTGTCTGGGCGTTGGACAAATTTCAACAGCTTCTCAGGCGCACCGGGCTGGTGCCGCCACACGTCAAACCACTCACCTGTTTCTACGTTTTTAGCGCAAAACAAAGTGCGATTAGGAAGAGTTTCAGTGTCAAACGCCCAGGTGCTCATTAGTCTTGGTTCACATATGCGGGGGTAGCTTCTGCGTGTTCATCAGAAGTTTCTGATGACGGTTTGTGCAACGACGTTTCTGCCTTTTTTGCAGGCGCTAAAGGATCTGTTTCCCAACCCGCCGCTTTGGCTAGTTCGATGTATTTAATCATAAAGTGCTGTGCCTTGTACAAATCAGCTATACCGTTTTTACGTTTCCACCGGGTTATGTATTTGGTGATTTGACCTTGAAAATAATCAAGATCATTCGCCACAACGTAATCCCAGTGTTGGATTTGAGATTGATAATGGTTACCACCGACTTGGTGGGCGTTTGCGGTAACGTTGATCATGCGCTTTACCCCTTTATCAAGTTAAAGATTTCTCTTTCACGACCCTCAAGATTCAACTCTTCGGCATACGAAATATACCGATCATACACTTTCCGAATATCAACATTACCCATAGACATTTCTTTCAAACAAAAGAGCGCCCCGTGGGCTATATCCGCGAGCTTCAGGGTTCTGCGTTCGTCGTTTGAAAGGGTGGGCATTGAAATCCCAGCATCTCGCATCAAACGTTTTTCCAAAACCCCGATATCATTAGCAATCCCCAGCTCGCGTTTCGCGGGTGAAGGGATATCACCTGTAAACTGTTCTGTAAGATCATGTAGTAGCGCCGCTTTCAAAAGCGACGTGCTCGGGTTTGGATCAAACAACAAGCAAAGCGTTGCCACGCCGTGCGAGTGGTGCCCAACTGTTTCTTGCGTATGAGTTTTAACGGTGTGATACCGTTTCACCTCTGCGCCATTTATAATGAAGTCAAGTGTTTGTTTCATTCAAGTTCTCCAGTTAGCAGTTATAAGAACCCTTATAACCGGTGTGTTTTTCAAAGGCAAGTTACTTTTTGGCTTCCCCACTTTGTTTGAGGGATTCTCGTTTGCTAATCCAATTAAGCGTGGCGAGTTTCCAATCTTCAGCGTTGATTTGTTTAGCTATTTTGTAACCCGTTTCAGTTTTTGATTTTCTAGCCAAACTTACCAGCGCCATGGGGCGAGCCACTTTTTCAAAAAACGCATTTTCATAACGCAGCGTTTCATTGAAAGGGTTTTCACAAAACATTTCACATTCTGTTAAAAACAGCCGATGATCTGAATTTGACATTATCGGCTCAGGTCTAACTTCACCGTTCGAATAAAAATCAAAATCTGAAACAAACGGCGGATTTTTAACATATTCAGAAGCTTTGTAAAGCTCGGTGTAAAGGTGCAAATTGTTGCTCACCTGCCGGTAAACCCCGACAGGTAGTTTTAAAGCATGCGCTACAAACTCTTGCAAAAAGCTAAAGTGTACGGCGTTCGCCCCATACGCCCCCCACCAAATATCATTAGAACGGTTGAAAACCGTCATGTTCAAAACCTGTCCGCGAGTGTCAAACACAATTTGCGTGTTGCAAGCTTTGTCTTTTGTTTTCTTTTGCAAATCTTCAGTGTCCCAAATTTGTATAACGGCCTGTCGCGTTGAAGGGTCACGGCGTAGCAACATTATAACGTCATCGAGCTGGTCGCGCCCGAAATGTCGCCGCCACCTATAACCGTACGCAGCATTAAATTCAACGCCGTCGTCGCTAAAATTCACCATGTTCTTGTTAAATTGAGACAAAAAAGCGACATCTTTTCTACCGGCTAGCATCCAAATTGATTCCATTAAATGGAAGATCGGGTTGGCATCTCTAGACGCATGAAACAAAACACGCTCTGTAGGGCGCATGTATTTTGTAACTACCAAATCAGGGAAAACATACGCAGGTCCGTTGCGGGTTTGTTCAACCTGCAAATTCAAAGATTTCATTCGCCAAAAAATTTCAGCGAATGCGTGGTTTACGTTCCTAGCTATCAGTTCCATCTTAAAACTCCGTTTCTGGGCGGTAGGTTGTTTTTGGGACACCTTCGTTTAACATCGTACGTGCGTACTTGCTAAATTCACACATCACGTTTTGAACATCATGAAGCGTTAGATCGTGTAGGTCAAGAGTGCGGCTTATAAAACTGTTAACATCTTTCAGTTGGTCATTGAACTTATCTTGTTCCCACATTGCAAACGGTTTGCGGTTTAAAAGGTAGTTCAACCCTCGTGAGCTTCCGGGGCCTATCGGAGCATATGATTTTAAATCAATTGCGTCGTCAAGATGTCCGGTTGCGTATGTCAAATCTGCAGCCACCTGTCCGGCCATGAAGGTACTTATACCAAAGCACTGGGACAGCGCGGTTACAAACTTTTCAATGCTGTTTTCTTTTAGGCTAGCGGTTATCTCAGCTTCAGATTTTACAGCAGAACCGATGATGTGTTTTGCAAGAGCCTCTGACTTTTTACCCCCGGGATCCATTTTTGTAGGGTACACCATATAAGCGCCAGAATACACTTTACCTATCTCTTCTTTCAAATTTTCCACAGTTGACACAAACACAGCCGACCTAAACTCCTTAGGTTTGCAGGGTATCACACCGCTCATTTTTAACATATTCAACGTCGGAGGCCAATTTAGCAACCGCGCTATTAAAAGGGTGAACCAGAGGTCTTTTCTAGCTAAATTCGGGGTTATGAGTTTTTCAATTATCCACTTAGATACCCGGTCGTCCTTACGCCGGATGTTTGTAAATTTGTATTTAGCTAAAATAGAATCAGTTGTCCACGGGGCAGCGTGTCCATTTTCTCTGGCTATCCTAATGGCTTCTCGTTCCCATACAAAATATGCAACAGCTTCTACCGTGCACACGTTTTTACGGGTAGGTGGGTTGAACGGACAGTTCTCAATCATTTTCGTATTCCTTGATGATGTTTAACAGTTGCGGGTGCGGGTTTTGATAATCAAGAATACGCGTATCGTAACCGCCAGCAGCTCGTAAATTTTTGTAACATGCGACCACGCTCTCAAATTTTTGCACCAAATTTTTAGGGTTAAACTCTTTCTCGTTCCCCGCCGTTGCTCGACGCCCAATAACCCGTTCTATACACAATTCTTGCGGCGTGTTCAAAAACGCATACACATCACAACCTGTCGGGTGAATCGCTTGCGTCACGGCTCCTCCAAGGCCGCTCGCAGATACCAAAGCGCCTTCATACAACACATGCCCTAGATGATGCGCTTTAAGTATCTTCTCGGCTATCTCTTGCTGCGTGCTAATAGCGTCTGTTCCCCCGCACACGTTGTCGTATTTTCCAACAACGTACAACGGGGTTTTGATACCAGCTTCACTCAGATATAACCGATACCCGGCGATCTTAGCCCCGCTCATCAAAGTCTCAACCGGGTAACTGGTTAAAAACGTACGCACAGCTGTCGTTTTACCTGAACCAAAAGTTCCGGCTATTCTAAGTATCACATGTTTCATAGGAACCACTCCGCTCTGTAAGGCATCCCGTATTTTGGGAAATCAGCGCCTTTTTCTTTCATAGTTATTCGGGTATCTTCACATTCGCTACGCAGCCAATCAGGTAACAACCCCGACCGCATTTCTTTAAACAAGGCTGTATGCTGTCCTAAACCTCTTTCATCAGCCCACTCGATACGCTCTTGCGCCATGTCCGCGTAAACACCGGGGTAGCGGCGCCCGAAGAAATGATTCTTAAACGTGCATAGATTAGACTCCCACGTGAAATAACCCACGTTAAGAACATTCGGATGAAGTGTTTTGAACACCCCAAGTTTTGTTTTAGCGTCATCAGAAAGCCATTCGCACATACGTTCGAAGTTATCATAGTTACCGTCGAAACCGTTGGGCATCCTTTTGTCATGAACCAGGTGGTCTAACCCATTCAAAAGTAGCGCGCCGTTTCTATGAGATTTACTACCTGATTTGTCTGCAAAAAGCAAGTCTGTGCAATCGCTTCCGAACCCCATTATTGTCACATATTCAAGATACGAAAATGCAGTCAACCTACCAAATGAATGAAAATTACCGGTTACAACCCCCCAAAGATATGAGAAATTGTCGCTTGAAAACAATTTTGCTTGGCTACCGCATTTGTAAACCGTTTGCGCGTAGCTGAGGATAGCGGCGACAGTTTCTTTTTTACCGTAACGCCGGTCCGTGTCAAATTGCAGGGTCGCCCAGTTGTCATTAAACCATTGGTCAAATTTGTCCACACCGCGTGGATTTGTAGGCACTTCGGGAAGCTGCTCAAACATCCGAAGTGAGGTTATAGGGTTCTGCGTCATCCCGTTGAGAAACGCAAACCATAGTTTGTCTTCATCATTCCAATTAAAATGAGCGGCGAGCGCGGGCATGTACAAATAAACAAGCCCCGGCATAACGCCCATTCTCAAGTTCATTTCATACAGTTTTTCAAAGTAAGATAGACGGTTCTCAGTTATCCGGTAGTCCATGGTTCACCTTTCAATATCAAACAAAACGTCACCCGCCTTTTTAGGGAACACAACCCCCCACAGCGCGACATCTAATTGTGCATCTTCATGGTCGTGGTGTTCGCTGTAACCTATGTAATAAACGATCTGATTGTCTGCGTTTTTCACGCGAACAATACAGATACTTTCTGCAAACCAGCGCGCACTTAACACTTTACCTACAGCATTCATGCCGACCCCCTTGTGTAAAATGGCTCTATAACTTTGGTGTTTGGAGCAGAGCCTACAATCCAAAAACCAGTGCTGTCATCTTGATCTATAGGTTCATTTTGGCGCAGCCACCTCCACATTTTAGCTTCATACGTCGGATGAAATTGAACACCATCAAAACGCTCGCCGTTGAAATGGTCACTGTATTTGCTGTAACCGGTTTCATGCAAACTATGGTGTTTCCATTTGAACGCCCAGTTGTTAGTGTTGACACCTATATAATCAAGCCGCTGTTTCATCCAACTCATTTTGTTCGGACCGATACCTATTGTAAACAACTCTTCAAGGTTGTGTGGTTCTCTGCTCAACCCGAGCAAAATGCTGGTCAAAGAGTTGCATGAACCCGCAGGTACAATTAACCGTTTGATTTCAGGTGGGAGGTTCAACGTTTGGTTGGCCCCAACTTCGTGAAACTTTCTCACATCTTCGGTTTCATAAGATTCAATAGGTAGCGTTATACCATACTCAACTACCAATGATTTTTCCTGTTTCAAATCTGAAACTTT